AAGATGTTCATCGTGAGAGCGAAAGATCACGCATTGTAACGCCTGCACTGCAGCAAGCAATTGAGACCTCTGTTGCTGAGATCGAAGAAGCTGTCTTTGGTCGTGGTGAGAAGTTCTTTGATATTGTTGATGACCAAGCAGATCAGCAGCGTATTGACGTAGAGCAGATCAAGCGTCAGATGACTGAAGACTTTAAGCGCAACCGTGTGCGTAAAGACATCAGTGATGTTATCCTTCTTGGCGCTGTCTATGGCACTGGCATCGGTGAGATTGTTGTCTCTGAGAAAACAGAGAAAGCACCAGCAATGCGACCAATCGCAGAGATGGGCATTACCGCTGTTGGCGTAGAAGAAAGAACTAAGTTCAATGTTGGCCTAAAGCCAATCAATCCTAAGAACTTCTTAATTGATCCTGTATCCACCAATATTGAAGAAGCAATGGGTTGTGCAGTAGAAGAGTATGTGTCTATTCACAGTGTTGTTGCTGGTATGGAAAGCGGTGTCTATGATAAGGTAATGAACCTTGGTCCTACCGCTGTTGACACTGATCTTGAGCCAGTACAGGAAGAGATTGAGTACCAGCAAGACAAGGTCAAGATGCTTCGCTACTACGGTCTTGTGCCTAAGTTTCTTATTGAAGCCAAGGACGATGAAGAAATCACATCACTCTTTAACGAGAAGACTGAAGAGTATGGCACAGAAGCCGCTGACTATACAGAACTGGTAGAAGCAATCGTTGTCATCGCTAATGACCAGTATGTGCTCAAGGCTGAACTATCGCCTTACATGATGCAGGATCGCCCAATCGTAGCATTCCAGTATGACTCTATGCCCAATCGTTTCTGGGGCCGTGGCATCGCTGAAAAAGGCTACAATATGCAAAAGGCCATCGATGCGCAGATTCGTGCTCATCTGGATAGCCTTGCACTGACCACAGTACCGATGATGGGCATTGATGCTACTCGTCTGCCTCGTGGTGCCAAGTTTGAAGTTAGGCCAGGTAAGACCATCCTGACTAACGGCAACCCCAATGAAGTGCTACAGCCGTTTAAGTTTGGTACTACCGATCCTGCTAATCTACAGACCGCTGGTGAGTTTATGAAGATGATGCTGATGGCAACATCAACCATCGACAGCACCACGCCTACGGCTGATGGTGGTGGCCTCAATCCTGCTCTGTCAGCAATCATCAAGAAGAATAAACGCACACTGGTAAACTTCCAAGAGCAGTTCTTGATTCCGTTTGTGACCAAGTCTGCCTATCGGTTTATGCAGTTTGATCCTGATCGCTACCCCGCACAGGACTTTGTATTTGTGCCAACCAGCAATCTTGGCATCGTTGCTCGTGAATACGAACAGATGCAGTTTATGAATCTGTTAAAGACACTTGGACCTGATAGTCCTATCGTGCCGATGGTCATGTCTGCAATCATTGAGAACAGTGGTTTAACCAACCGTGAAGAACTGTTACAGCAGATGGCTCAGATGTCGCAGCCAAATCCTGAGCAAGCACAGATGCAACAGATGGCAATGCAGATGCAATTGCAGAAAGCACAACTGGAGATGGCTGATCTTGAGGCAGATGTAACACTCAAGCAGGCAAGAGCACAGAAAGAGGTCACTGAAACACAGTTGATGCCAGCAGAACTACAGGCCAGCATCGCTGCATCAGCGTCTAAATACTTAGGCACTGGTCCCAACGCTACTGATGACTTTGAAAGACGTGTCAAAGTAGCAAATCTAGCCCTAAAGGAGAAAGACATTGATACTCGCAAAGAAATTGCAAACCTGCAAGTCGTGGCTTCTAGACAAAGTTAAGACCGTTAAAGATAAAATTAAGAAACTGTTTTCATAAACTTAGCAATCTTTTCGTGTTCTTCGGCGGTGCCATCGTTCTTAATGCGGTTGGCTCGCCAAGAGATCACGGCAACATTGCCTTTTACATAGCCTTTTGATGGGTCTATTCGGTCAAAAGATGGTGAGTTTTCCTGTCTACCGTTCTGGGCAAAGTAGTCTAGTTCAATGCCTAGTACTGGACAGTGAGTAGGAAAAGTTAAATCACCAAAGTTTATTGAAAACTCGTGTTTATAGCAGTGCGCTTTCTTGTTTTTAAACTTTTCACGCATTGCCGCATAGATAGCAGACTTACGCCACTCTTGGTCGTTCCATTTTGGACCCCATTTTTGAAACATTTGGTCGTTTAGTTCTTTTTGGCGTTTAAGTTTCTTATTTGCAAAGGCATTGATGTTAAATTTTTCGGTTATTTGCTTAATACGCTGACGAGAAACCTTGTTTTCTAACTTATTAGCGATCTCGGTAAGTCCAAAGCCTGCTTTTGCCCAGGTTTTGATGTTATCGATGTCAGAATCGGTGAGTTTTTTGAAATGTTGACCTTGTGCCATATTGCCTCCTAAAAACTGAAGCATACCACAAAAACAATTTCTTGTCAAGCACTTTTTTGTTAATTTAAATGATGGTATAATTATGCCACTATCGCCAGAATTACAACAATATTACGAAGATAGGCAGTCTATGATGTCCACAAAGGCGTGGACACAACTCATAGAAGACCTTTTGGATATGCGTACACAGTACGAAAACATCCGAAACTGCGATAAAGACACAGTAGAGTTCCGTAAAGGACAAGTAGACATCCTAGACTACGTTATTGGACTAAAGGATCTGTCTGAGAAAGCCTACGAGGAACTAAATGAAAAGATATTTTGACTTTCAGTGTGCCAAAGGCCACATAACTGAAAAATATATCGATGATTCTGTCAAAGTCATGCAGTGTCCGCACTGTGGAAATGACGCAACCAGACTCATCGCTGCTCCTAGAGTTAATCTAGAAGGCATTACTGGTGATTTCCCTGGTGCTGCAATGGCCTGGGAACGTAAGCGCCAAGAAAAGATTAAATGGGAGCGCAAAACTGGTCTATCTGACCAATGGAAGTAAGCGGATAAGGAACCCCCGCACAATTTAAAGGTTCTTTTCTTAATGCTGTTAAGCACGGAGAGACATGATGGCTGTGATTATTGAGGACGGCTCGGAAGAGTCACAAACTTCTGCTGTATTGACTGACGATACTACCCCCACTGTAGAGGATAATACCACTACTGTCGAGGCAGTGCAAGAGGATGCAGAGGCGTTACCTGACAAGTATCGGGGTAAAAATGCTAAAGAAATCGCTCAGATGCACATGGAGGCTGAGAAGTTAATTGGCCGACAAGGTAGCGAAGTTGGTGAGTTACGCAGGATTGTGGACGATTATATTCGTGCCCAAGCCACAGCAAAGCAGCAAATGCAGGCCCAACCTTCAGAAGAGGTTGACTTCTTCGCTGATCCGAGGAAGGCGGTAGAAAACGCTATAGAAAACCATCCTAAGATTCGACAAGCAGAACAGTTGACTCTTGAGATGCAACGAGCAAAGGCATTAAATGCTTTACAGACTGCTCACCCTGACTTTCAGAATGTTGTAAGAGACCCCAACTTTCAAAATTGGGTAGCCTCATCAAAAGTTAGGTCTGAGTTGTTTATAAGAGCCGATCAGCACTACGATTATGACTCTGCACACGAATTGCTGTCGCTGTACAAAGACCGCAAAGGCGCTGTGGAGCAGACAGTAGCAGCAGAGAAGCAGGCACGAAGCCAAGCCGTTCGAGCAGCGACTACCACCGTATCGTCTGGCAGTGATGAAGCACCTACCAAGAAGATTTTTAGGCGTGCAGACATTATTAAACTCATGCAAACTAACCCAGATAAGTACGACATGATGCAAGAAGAAATTATGTCGGCATATCGTGAAGGTAGGGTTAGGTAAACTAACAATATTACGAAAGGAATTTAAAAATGGCTAATACAGCATTCGCTCCAAACAATTCAGTAGTTAAGTCTGCTGTTGATACCGCAGGTTTTGTACCTGAAGTATGGTCTGACGAAATTATCGCTGCCTACAAGAAGAACCTTGTAGCAGCAAACCTCATCAAGAAGATGAACTTCAAAGGCAAGAAAGGCGACAAAGTCTACTTTCCTGCTCCTACCCGTGGTTCTGCTTCTGCTAAGACCGCTACCGATGCAGTTACTCTGATTGCTGCTGGCGGTACGGCTCTGTCGGTTAACATCGACAAGCACTTTGAGTACAGCCGCTTGATCGAAGATCTGGCTGAAGTTCAGGCTATGTCTTCACTGCGCCGTTTCTACACGGATGACGCTGGTTACGCTCTGGCAACCCAGACCGACACCGACATCATTCGCCTGGGTCGTCTGTCGCAAGGCGGCACCTGGAACGGAACCGATGCTACGTTTGCTTACGCTAACGGCTTCATTGGTGGTGATGGCGCTACTGCATTTGATGCAACCGCTAACACCAACACTGGTAACGAGACTGCACTGACGGACGAAGGCATTCGCCGTGCAATTCAGCGTCTGGATGACCAGGACGTTCCGATGGATGGTCGTTTCTTCATCGTTCCTCCTGTTGCTCGTAACACGCTGATGGGCCTGGCTCGATTTACTGAGCAGGCTTTTACTGGTGAGTCCGGCAACGGCAACACGATCCGCAATGGTCAGATCGGTGACATCTATGGCATCAAGGTATATGTTTCTACCAATGCTGAC